TTCCAAATCGCATCTTTAATGCAATCCATTGTAAGATCTTCAATATATGAAGCGTTGATGAGTTTTTCGTTCTTTCGCTCATCCCTAAATTTAAAATTGTTGATATACTCTTGGACTAGTTCTCCAATCAGCATGGTGGCATCTAGGGCTATAATATCTTGCTTATCCATTTACTCATCCTCCCAAGGGTGGGGGCTTATGCCCCCTTTGGAACCACTTTAAGAACTTCGAAGCACTTGCCATCTTTTTTGCAGGCATTGTAGAGCTTCATCTGCTCTGCGGTAACGCCGTAGGTCGAGAGAAGCAAAGCCTCGTCGAGGACGGAACGCTGCGACAGCGAAACCTTGACGTCGTATTCTGCGCCTTCGACAAGATCGGTGCCAATGGCGATGATCTCAGCCTTGATGGCGTCTTTGGCAACTTCCAAAGCCTTGATCTGGCTGTCTACATCGAAGTAGCGGTCGGCGAGGGTGCGGTTTGACATCTGAAGTCTCCATTTAAATTTGCGTCAGCGGGTTGCTGATGAACCTTTCTCGCATATTAGGTTTTCTCTGTCAAATACTTTTTTGCACGACCCATTGATAAATTGTGCTGGAGTCGCACATCTTTATTGGACCATGTCCAGCATTCGCCGCTATCATCTTGAAAACAAACCCACATTAAATGCGCTTCTTCTCCATAATCAATAAGAAAATGTGCATTGGCTTTACCTTTTGGCGTCTCAAGCGGGATTACAGGTGACAATTGAATTAACGTCGCCATTTTTTTTCCTTTTAGATTTTCCCTTAGTTGCTTCTGATATCTTTTTACGTGTCTCTTCTGAAATAACGCGACCTTTACGTGCTTTTGATAAATTTGCACGATGTTCTTCAGTTAATTTCCTACCAATTTGCCATAAAGAATATTTTTTCTTTGCCTCTTCACTTTTAGGTTTGCGAAGTTTTTCTTTATGCTCTTCACTTTTTGGTTTTCCTTTCATTGTTTCGGAACGTTTTTTCCTTGTTTCATCAGATTGTTTGCGACCTTTGTTTACACGAGATGATACTTCTCCTATTTTGCGCCTGACCTCTTCTGAAGGATTTTTTACACCGTCTCCACCATCTGTTAAATTTGTTAAATTCTCACGCCCCCAAAAAGCTATGCGTTCCATTTCAAGGGTCTCAGCTTCTTTTTGGGTCAAATTTTTTGCAATAAATTTTATTTCAACATCCAAACCTATTGATTTAAGTTTTTTACGAACATTATTATAATACGGGTTTCTAGTTTTTCTAAAAACCCTTCGTCCCTGACCAAGACCCACATAAAAACATTTATTAACGTCAGAACGCCAATGCTCATATACATAAAATGTATTTTTTTCTGTCATCTTAAGCGTGTCCAGTGGCAGTGGGGGGTCAATTCGGATCATTTGTTTATCTCACACATGATGATACGGATTATGTAGCCTAGCATGCCAAGCGCCCAAAGCAATCCTATCCATTCTGCAATTTCATGATTCGTCACTTCTCGTCCTCCATATCTTCATGACCTCTGCCTCGATGTGAGGCCGCAATTTATCAGGGGTCCGACCAATTTCGGCCCTGCGTTCCAACTTTGTTTCCAGATTAAGTATCCGGCAGGCACGTTCATAGATCGCCAAGCGGCAGGCGGACTGTATCCCCGCAGGCTGATCCTGCAACGCAACCTTGCCAATCATCACATCTTCAATCATTTTGCTAGGCCGGGTGATGAACTGCCAAATATCGTCCAAACGCTTCTTGCGCCGCTTTGTGACCGAGGGCAATGCAAACAAAAGCCCCTGCTCGTTGTGCTGCATATAGATACTCCTGCTGACCATCTTGCCACACTGATTTTGTATGGTCCCGTCTTTTTAATTCACATACAAATGCAGGCCCACCAGGGATAATGATGTCCGATGCTCCCTTCACCATGCCTTCCGCCTTTTCAATCCTGATCTTCATTGCCGACCGGACACCCTCATTGCGGGGGTGAAAAGCGATCGCACCCCACGTCTTAGGATAGTCGCGCCGCAAACGTGCAAAAAATGTAACCTGCTCCATAGATTCAGTGGCGCATTTACCCCTGTACGTCTGATCGCCGTACACATCGATATCATCAGGGAACTTCATCAGGCTTCCTATTGTAGGCAATCACTTTGTACCAAGCGCCTTCTTTTTGGTAAGTGATGGTATCGGGTGCATTGCCGTTAAGATCCGTGTACATAGCACGTTCTTTATAGCCTTGCGACCAGTTTGGATCTTTTGGCACCCAGAACGAAAATTTCCGATACGATGTACGCACATCGATGCGCCACATTTCCCGCCCAGCCTTGCTTAGGGTATGGTTTGCCTTCCATTCTTCCACCACATCTGTCTGCCGCCTTGTGGGGTCATCTTTCATCGCCTTAAACTCAGCGATCAGCTTTTCGTTCGGATCGACGATCTCCCCCTTACATTCTGAGCAATACCGTGCGGCTATGTCATTATCAGCCTCGCAGTGGGGGCAGGTCTTTGTGGTCCAACGAGATCCGCACTGTACCAGTTGCCCCGCCACGAGTTGTCTCGACTGGCAACGCCTGCCGTAATGGGCGGGAATGTTGCCATGCTCTGAGGTGATTGGAATGCTGAACATATCACAGAAATACCCAGCGGCGCTGATGTTGAACCCCGATGGGTTTGGCCTAGCTTTAAATTCATTTTCCACCTCGCATAATGGGCAGCGCACCTTCAGGTAAAGCGCGTTTTCCTTTGCCTTTACCGTCTTGATCAAGGGGTTAAACACATCCCCGTCGGGGCAGTGGCGCTCGAGGTTCTCGGCATAATCTAGGATCAGGCAGTCATCCTTGCCATCGGACAAGCGCAGACCTCGACCGATGATCTGCTGCAGCAGGCCCACTGATTCTGTCGCCCGTAGGATCGCGATCAGATCGACATGGGGCGCATCGAAGCCGGTGGTGAGCACCTGCACGTTGACAAGGTACTTGATCTCTTGGGCCTTGAACCGCGCTATAATGGCGGCGCGTTCCTGATTGGGCGTATTCCCCGTCACAAGGGCAGACAAGCCCCGTGGCAGGCTTTCCATGCATTCTTGGGCATGCTGCACCGTAGCGGCAAAGACCATCACCCCTTGGCGTTCTCTGGCCTGCGCCACCACGTCCGCGATGATCGCAGACGTCTTGCGGCCTTGGCCGATAAAGGCGCGGTCGATGTCCTCGCTGTCGAATTGATTGCGGCTATTCAGCTCCATATCAAGGGTGTGGTATGATTCGGCGTGTATCTGCCCAATCACCGGCTTTGTCAGGTAACCCTGATCAATCAGCTCCTGCGCCGTGATCCTGTCTACGCAGACCGAAAAATATGGGTTGATGGTTTCGTGTTCGCCGACCGGCTTGCCGTCTGGCCACTGGCCGAAGATGTAGCCAGTCCCCATCCGATAGGGCGTGGCAGTCATCCCCACGACGCGGATGTTGGCATTCTGTTCGCGAATGGCATTGACGATGTTGCGGATCGTCGGCGTGATCCCGTGGGCCTCGTCGATGACGATCATCCCGAATTGGCTGCCGAAGCGCCTGATGCGGTTCTTCACCGTCAGGGGAGTGCCAAACACCACCGGGTGCTTAAGCGACTTGGCACCGGCGCTTGCCGAGAAGATTGAGCAGGGGTTGCCGGTCGCGCGGTATTTTTCGCTATTCTGCACCACAAGCTCGGCGCTAGGCGCAAGGCATAGGACGTGTTTGCCGCCAGATATGCGGTGAATAGTGTCCGCAATCGCCGCAATGATATGTGACTTTCCCGCTCCCGTAGCGGCCTCAATGCAGCACGGCTCAGCCGTTTTCTTCACCCACTGGATGATCTGATCGTGCGCTTTTTGCTGATAGGGTCTTAACATTTAAATCTTCCATTTTATTTAGATTGACCTGTGGCACCATCCATGCCGGTGCACCCTTGCCATTGGGGTCGTAGAGGTATTTGTCCTGCTTGGCTTCGTTGGTTCGTATCCAACCGGCCATTGTGTAGGTAGGCATGCGATTAATCACAAGGACGACAATCTCGTCCTTCTTGTCGTTTGCCCGGATGATCAGCTTGCCATGCTCGTGCTTGGTGGATCGCACCTGCATGACCCCGACATCCGGTGCCTTGAATGTATTCACCGATGGCTCGTAGTAGACATCCAGCCACTTCGCAAAGGCCATTTCGGCGGCTGCCCCATCGACATCAATCTGCCACTGCGAATCAGTTGGCGAGTGCTTGTTTTGAACGAGATTGCCCAGCGACGATATGCTTCGCATGTTGCCGACAAGCCCGGCAACCATGAGTTCGGGCTTGGTTAGTTTAATGGTATTCATCACTGTCCTACGAAGATTGTGGGTTGCGGGTCGTTAAAATCGAACAAATACCAGCAGCAGTTATCCTTGCCAGCCGTATTTCCAAACCACTTCACCCGCCCCACCGACACAATTTTCTTGCAGTGCGGCAGGTAAGGCGTGGCCTGCTTGGTGTGCATCCAATCCGCATCAAACAGCAACCATGTCGGCCCCCAAAACAAGGATCTCTCGATGATCTGGTGCATTACATCGCGGCCCCAAGGCGGGTTTGTAATCACTAGGTTGGCGCGGTTCATGTCTTCGCGTGTCAAAAATGACGCATCTGCCTGTTTCACGATCTTGTGGCGAGGCTCAACGTCATAGGCGGCAACGCACTTGTGGCCATGCTTTTGCAGGATGCGGATCAGAGCCCCGTCACCGGCGCAAGGCTCCGCATAGTATGATTCCTTAGGTAGGTGCGAAAGAAGCGGCAGAACCGCGTCCTCCGGCGTAGCATAGGCATCAAGCTTGTGCTTTTTGTAACTGCTTCGCTTGCCCATCTAAATATTTCTCCGCGTTCGGAAGCTCACGTTCAATTAGATATTTTTCATAGAAATTTTTTAGAACGGGCAACACCGTCGCGAGGAAAGATTCGTCCCGATCTATTCGCTCCAACGCATCCCCGTATGGCGTCCACTGGTAGAAGTCGCACCAATCGCGGTCCGTAGCAAATAGCTGTATCTGCATCTGCGCGTAATAGTGGGTCTGCATTGCTGCCGTCTTGAATACCGGCGGTCTCTTGTACCGAATGCCAAACGGGCACTTGATCTCGACCAGACCCCTATCGCCCACCAGTCCGTCGGGGCTGGCCCCGAGCCAGTGCTCGTATTGGTAGAAGGCGCACGGTTCAACCGTGTTACCGGTGACCATCTCGTATTCAAGAAGGGCACCGGCCTCGTTCTGTACGCCCCAGTTAGTGGCTATGTTTCCCGTAAACTCACTGGGAGCCTTGTGCCAATCACGAACCATGCGGCGCAAGATGTCCGCTTGATTCGCAAAGGGTGCGATACCGAGGATTGCTCCAACGGCTGAACCGGTCACCCGGCCCTTTCGAATGTTAAACCATTCCTCGGATCGCTGTTCCATTATCTTTCGTCCTTTAAAGGCCAGCCCAATATCTTACAAAGGTCATCGGATGGGTTTACTTCGTCCATTATAATTTTGCGTTCTCGCTCCAAAAGACCAATGACATCGCTAATCAGATCAATTTGAGCGGTTGTGCTAAGTTCATCAAAATAAGATGAAAATGTCACATCACCATCGATATAACCACCCGTCCATAATGTAGCAATTCGCTTGCCTTTATGACGATCTCCGTCCCAACCACGAGAAAATCTATCGGCCATCAAAGCACCTTATAGGCTACGATGGTACCTGTACCACATTCACGCCACAAGAAATTACAAGCCAAATGTGGTCCGTTTTTTTCGCCACTGCGAAGAAGCACTTCCACAGACGTATCGTCGTGAACCGGACATTCACCGGCAGTGTGCGCCTGCCATCCCAAAGTTCGGATTTTAGACAGGCTTTCCATCTTCTTATGCAGTTCGCGACCAGCGTTTACAGCATCTTCAAGGATGCGTTCAAGCTTGGTAATACGAACTGTAAGCTTTCCAAGTTTTTCGTCAAAGCTTGGCTCTCTGGTACGAAGCAACTCAACCCAATCTCGGGTATCTGTCTTCTTTTCTACTGTCACCTTTGCAGGACGTCCGCGTTTTTTCTTAATCTCAACCATTTTAATCTCCATATGTTGTTAAAGTGGGGACGGCACCAAAGCCGCCCCCGTTCCGTTCTAGTCCCCTTAGAACGGAATTCCATCATCGTCGTCTGCAGGGCGTGGCCGTGCAGCCTTGGACGCGCCAGCCTTCGGCGACACCGACGCAATCCAGTTGCCGGTCATCTTCTTGCCGTCGTCGCCGACCATATCCCAGATGTTGACCGTGATCTGCATCTGCTTGCCCGAAAGCGCCTTCTGCAGGTTGTTGTCATTCGGTTCCTTGCCGCTGGCCACCAATGCGCCACCGGCGTTCTTGTCGATAGCGAAAAGCATGCGCTTGGCCTTGTCCTTGGCCTTCTCTGGGTCTTTCTGGCGCGGCTTGTCGTCGATGCACCAAATCTTCTGGAAGACCTTGCGGTTCTTGTATTCCGCAGGCGTCAGGACCGACCAGCGGATCGAGACAAACTCGTTGCCGTCACGGTCTTCATCGATCTTTGCCTCGTCGATGGCAGCCAGCAGGCCGGTGCCATCAGGGATCGGGGTAAAGTTACCGCCGCCGGTTTCAAATTCGCCGCCGGTCTTGTGGATGTCATCGCCATCCGAGAGGTTCCAATAATTAACCATTTACTTTTTCCTTCTTCAATACAACGCTGAGTGATGGGATATAGGCTTCGAGAGGGTTCTTGCCCAGCTCGACAATCAGTGGCTCGGTAATGCCGTAGCGGTTTTTAGACACATTGGCTGCCGCTGCGTGTGTGATCAGCACACGAGTTCCGTCGGAGATGGCTTTCTTGCGGTCGCCATCACCTTTCGTAAAAGTTTCCAGCTTCAAGAAGCCTACAACATCCACGTCGTCAACATAGGGTGCCATCGACTTGGCATGCAGGCGCAGGCCGTACTTGCTAAACGAATCATCATCCGGTGGATTTTCGGTGCCGATTTCGACGTGGGCAATGAACACGGTATGCATGCCGCGCTTTTCAGCGAGGATGGAAGCAGCCTTGCGCAAACGCTGGTGCATAATCGCGACAGCCTCGCGGCCAGCGCCATAGCCACCAGCAGCCTGCTGGATGTTTGTGGCCTTTTTGTTGTCCTTCGCGATGACGTCCGCGATGAACATGCGCTCCAGAGCCGTAATGCTATCAATGACTACAGTCTTGTAGCCATGCTCTTCGCCCATCAGACCCTTAAGCTGGTTCCAAAGGTCTTCGACGTCATTAATGACGGGGAAAACATCCGGCTTTAGATTTTCGGGGATTGATTGAACACCATCTTCAGCACGAATAAAGATCGGCTTGGGAAACGAGGCAGCAAGTGTGGTTTTACCCATACCACTATCCCCGCAAAGCGTGACAACTACAGGCCTGTCACCCGGCTTTTTTATCGTATCTAAAATGCCCATTGGCATATCTCCTCTGTTTCAACGTGTTGACAAATGACAGCAGGTTGTGTGATTGTCAACACCACAATATTGAAAGAGGCATAAAAAATGGATTTGAACAATATCACGATGGAGCGCATAAGGGTGGCGCTCAATGACCGCAACCTCGCAAAGGTTGCTGTCTCTACTGGTCTACACGAGAATACCATTCGCTCTATCGCTGCGGGTAAAAACAATAATCCGCACATGACGACATATGAAAAGCTCGTGAAATATTTGTTTGGGAACCAAGAATAAAATGTCAAATCATCGCGACTTTTGGGAGGCGGGTTACCGCATCTTTGGCTTGCATGGCATTGCAAAGGATGGTCGCTGCGCTTGTCACAATAAAAATTGTAAAGCGGTTTTGAAGCACCCAATCATGTCTAATTGGACCTCGGTGCCGGAATGGTCCGAAGAGCAATTGGAAAGCTTCGAGGAAATGGACCACTTCGCCACCGGCTACGGTGTGTTGGTGAAGGGGTTGATCGTCGTTGACGTGGACGCCCGTAACGGCGGTGTCGAATCATATGCGCAGTTGATCAAGGACTTCCCAGAAATCACCGGCGCAGGCCTGATCGTGGAGACAGGATCCGGCGGTGGATCGAAACACCTGTACTTCAAAGCTCCCGAAAATGTCGCCTTGGTGCAGCAGCTTGATGCCTACAAAGGTGTTGATTTCAAGTCATCCGGCTACGTCGTCGGGCCGGGGTCGCTGCATGCCAGTGGCAACCGCTACACAATCGCTGTGGGGTCGCCAAATGATATTGACACCGCCCCAGCATCGCTGCTTGAACTGCTAAAGAAGCCAGAACGCTACCGCGCAACCTTTGAAAGCAAGACCGTCGATGTATCATATAATCAACTCGGGGATATGCTCTCGTATATCAACAACGCCGATCTCGACTACGATGTCTGGATCAAGATCGGCATGGCCCTACACCACGCATCCGCTGGT